CGTTCAAGTCCGGCCGCCTCGAACTGCTGGAGCCGCCGGACTTGAACGCGCTGATCGCCAAGTGCGCGGGCACAGCCGTGTCCGCGCACGCCGCCAGCACCGCTATTTCCCCATCCCACCTTTTTCAGGAGCAATCGCAATGACCGCATGGAACGACTTCAACGACGCCGAACAGCAGCAAGGGTTCGATCTGATCCCCAAGGGCACGCTGGCGCCGGTACGCATGACCCTCAAGCCCGGCGGCCACGACGATCCCGCGCAGGGCTGGAACGGCGGTTATGCCACTGCATCCTTCGAGACCGGATCGATCTACCTGGCCGCCGAGTTCGTGGTCACGGGCGGTGAGCACGCCAAGCGCAAGATCTGGTCGAACATCGGCCTGCATTCTCCCAAAGGGCCGACCTGGGGCCAGATGGGGCGCACCTTCATCCGCGCCGCGCTGGGCAGTGCGCGCAACGTCCACCCGCAGGACAACAGTCCGCAGGCGGCGGCCGCGCGCCGGATTCAAGGCTTTCACGAGTTGGACGGTCTGGAGTTTCTGGCTCGAATCGACGTTGAGAAAGATTCCCAGGGGCAAGATCGCAACGTCATCAAGCTGGCGGTCGAGCCGGACCATCCCGAATACGCCAAATGGATGGGCGTGCCGTCCAAGGCCAAGAGCGGCGGCGGCACTGCGGGCGCTGCGGCGCAGGCTGTGCCGTCCTACGCCGCCCCGGCCGCGCCAGCGGCCACGCCGGTGACCGGCAAACCCGCCTGGGCGCAGTGAGGGCCATGCAATGCTGGGTCTGCAAACGCCAGGCACGCGGCCTGGGCCACACCGACAACCGCTATGCGGTGGGCGATCCCCGGCGCTATCCCATCGACTGGGTATTTTGCTCGGGCCGCTGCCAGAGCGCGTTTCACAGCCTCTACGGCCACTGGACGCGCGCGCAAGACGGGCGCATCAGCACGGAGACCGCCATGATTGATCCGTCCGAGGTCGAGTTGGCCGCGATGAGGCAGTGCCTGAAGGCCTTCGGCGAGGCGGCGGGCCAGATCGGCTTTGCCAAGCCGCTGGGCGGCTATTCGGAAACCGAGGCTTTGAGCGTCATCGACGCCATCGTCACCTGCTACACGCAAGCGATGGCCGAGCACCACGAGGCCAGCAAGTATCCGCCCGTGCGCGGGATGCCGACTACGCCCGATCCGTTCGCGGATCTGAAAGAAGACCTGCCTTGGGAAACGCCGAAGGAGAAGACGCCATGATGGACTTCAATTCATCGTCCAGTCTGTCGGGCCAGATCACCGCGCTGATCGATATCGGTATGCAGCGCGTGCGTGCGCGCCAGCCCGCACGCCAATACCTCGGCGCATCGCGTCTGGGCGTGGCTTGCGAGCGCGCCTTGCAGTTCGAGTACGCCCAGGCTGCGGTCGATCACGGGCGCGATACCCCAGGCCGGATGCTGCGCATCTTCGAGCGCGGCCACGTCATGGAGGAGTGCATGGTGGCGTGGTTGCGCGAGGCGGGTTTCGATCTGCGCACGCGCAAGGCCGATGGCAGGCAGTTTGGTTTTGCCGATGCGCACGGCCGGCTGCGCGGTCACGTCGATGGCGTGATCGTCGGCGGGCCGCAGGGTTTTGACTATCCGGCGCTGTGGGAGAACAAGTGCCTGGGCGTGAAGTCCTGGCGCGATCTGCAATCGAAGGGACTGGCCGTGTCCAAGCCCATCTACGCGGCGCAACTGGCCTTGTATCAGGCGCACCTGCAACTGCATGAGCACCCGGCGCTGTTTACCGCGATCAATGCCGATTCGATGGAGATTTACGTCGAACGGGTGCCATTTGACGCGGCGCTGGCGCAGCGCATGACGGATCGCGCGGTCAAGGTGATTGCCGCGACCGAGGCCGGTGAACAACTGCCGCGCGGCTTCAACGATGCCAGCCACTTCGAGTGCCGCATGTGCGCGTGGCAAGACCGCTGCTGGAGTAACTCATGAACCCTACCTCTTTGGATCAGGTGCTCGGTGAACATCTGGTCGATACGCGCCAAGCAGCGCTGATGTTCAACCTGCCGATTTATTGGCTCTCGCAAGCCAAGGAGCGCCAGCAGCGCCGCATTCCGCATTACCGGGTCGGCAAGCTGGTTCGCTTCAAGCCAGGCGAACTGCAAGCGTGGATGGTTGCGCAGCAAGCGTCCTGTGAGGAGGCTGCGGATGCTTGACTTCAATGAAGTGCCAACTCCGGTTGCCCGTAATCTCGATGTCGAGCGCGAGGCGATCCGCACCGAATTGCTGGCGCGGCTGGAGGGCCTGCTGGCCACGCTGTTTCCGGCGGGCAAGAAGCGGCGCGACAAGTTCCTGATCGGCGATGCGCTGGGCAGCCCGGGCGACAGCCTGGAGATCGTGCTCGCCGGTGACAAGGCCGGTCTGTGGACGGATCGCGCCACCGGCGACGGCGGCGACATCTTCACGCTGATCGCGGCGCATCTGGGTGTCGATGCTCGGGCGGATTTTGAGCGGGTGCTCGAGGCTGCCACCGAACTGCTAGGCCGTGCTCCGGCAACACCACAACGCAAAAGCAGGAAGGAAGCGCCCATCGACAACCTTGGCCCGGCCACGGCCAAATGGGATTATCTGGACGCCTCGGGCAAGCTGATGGCTGTCGTCTACCGCTACGACCCGCCTGGGCGCAAGAAGGCGTTTCGCCCGTGGGATGCGCGCCGGCGCAAGATGGCCCCGCCCGATCCGCGCCCGCTGTACAACCAGCCGGGCCTGGCAGCGGCCAGCCAAGCCGTACTGGCCGAAGGCGAAAAATGCGCCCAGGCATTGATCGATGCCGGCATCGTCGCCACCACGGCCATGCATGGCGCGAACGCGCCGGTCGACAAAACCGACTGGTCGCCGCTGGCGGGCAAGGCGGTGTTGATCTGGCCCGACCGGGATAAGCCCGGCTGGGACTATGCCGACCGCGCCGCGCAGGCGATCCTCGATGCGGGCGCGGCCACCGTCGCCATTTTGGTGCCGCCCGGCGACAAACCCGAAGGCTGGGATGCCGCCGACGCCATTGCCCAGGGGTTTGACATCAGCGGTTTTCTTGCTGCGGGCGAACGCATGCCGGTGGCGCGCTCGGTCGAAGATGAGCCGCCGCCCGATCTGCTGGCTGGTGTGGACTGGATGACGGAAGACGGATTGGCCCTGGCTTTCACACGCCGCTATGGCGAGGACTGGCGCTTTTGCGCGCAGTGGGGCAAGTGGCTGGTCTGGACGGGCGTGCGCTGGAATCCCGATCAGGTGCTCTACGTCTCGCATCTGGCGCGGGGCATCTGCCGGATGGCTTCGCAACAGGCCGACAGCCCGAGAATCAAGGGCCGGCTGGCCAGTTCATCGACCATCTCCGCGGTCGAAAAAATCGCCCGCTCCGATCCGAGGCACGCTTCCACGGTCGAGGTATGGGATGCCGACGCCTGGCTGCTCAACACGCCCGGCGGCGTGATGGATTTGCGCACGGGTCACATGCGGGTTCACCGGCGCGATGACTGGATGACCAAGGTCACCACGGCCACGCCCGGCGGCGACTGCCCCATCTGGCGGCAGTTTCTCCACGAAGTCACCGGCGGCGATGCCCAACTGCAAGCCTACTTGCAGCGGATGGCCGGTTACACCCTCACCGGATCGACGCAGGAGCATGCGCTATTTTTCCTGTACGGCACGGGCGCCAACGGCAAGTCGGTGTTCGTCAATACGCTGGCGACGATCCTGGGCGACTACGCGGCCAACGCGCCGATGGACACGTTCATGGAAACACGCAGCGACCGGCACCCGACCGACATGGCGGGCCTGCGCGGCGCGCGTTTCGTGGCGGCCATCGAGACGGAACAAGGACGGCGCTGGGCCGAATCCAAGGTCAAGAACCTCACGGGCGGCGACAAGATATCCGCACGCTTCATGCGGCAGGACTTCTTTGAGTTCTTCCCCCAATTCAAGCTGGTCGTGGCAGGCAATCACAAACCGGCCATCCGCAATATCGACGAGGCGATGAAACGGCGGCTGCACCTGATTCCGTTCACGATCACCGTGCCGCCGCAGCAGCGCGACAAACATCTGCAGCACAGGCTTTTGACCGAACGCGACGGCATTTTGGCGTGGGCGATTCAGGGCTGCTTGGACTGGCAGCGCCTGGGCCGGCTCGATCCGCCGCAGCCGGTACGCGATGCGACCGATGAATATTTCGAGGCCGAGGATGCGTTGGGGCGCTGGATGGAAGAACGCTGCGTGCGTGAGGTCAATGCCAAGTCGCTGACGGCAGAACTGTTCAACGACTGGAAGCAGTGGGCCGATTCCGCAGGCGAATTCATTGGCTCGCTGAAACGCTTCGCCGACCTTCTTTTGACGCGCGACATCAAGAAGTGGCGCAACGGTGCGGGCTTGCGTGGCTTCCAGGGCATTGGCCTCAAGAACCCGCCCATGCCCGCCTATATCCCCTATGCCGATGACTGATCCAACCCTGTCCGACGGATCCGACGAACCATGTCGTAACTCTATATACGTGCGCGCGCGCCCGCACTGTATGGGGAGTTTCGTTGTGACCCGCCCTATCCGTCGGAAAAGAACTGAAACAAGGACTGCAATCATGACCACAACCCTCCTCGCCCTCGACCTGGGCACCACCACCGGCTGGGCGCTGCGCGGCAACGACGGCCACGTTACCAGCAGCTGCGAGTGCTTCCGCGCGCAGCGTTTTGAAGGCGGCGGCATGCGCTTTCTGCGCTTCAAGCGGTGGCTCACGGAACTGAAGACCCATGCGGATGGGATAGACACGCTGTACTTCGAGGAGGTGCGCCGTCATGTTTCGACCGACGCGGCGCATGCCTACGGGGGCTTTCTGGCCACGCTCACCGCGTGGTGCGAGCATCACCAGATTCCCTACCAGGGCGTGCCGGTCGGCACGATCAAGAAGCACGCCACGGGTAAAGGCAACGCGGGCAAGCACGAGGTGATCGCAGCCATGCACAAACGCGGTTACACCCCAACCGACGACAACCAAGCCGACGCGCTGGCGCTGTTGTGCTGGGCTATCGAAACACAGGAGGTGTGACGTGAAAGTGCCGACACCTCGATACCGCTGTCCCTTGGGCCAGTTGCAGCCCAAGGCCACGGATTTGGACGCCATCAAGGAACGGGGCTGGCGCGACCAGCGCATCCTCGTGGTCAACGCCGCCGACGAACGCCTGGACTTCATCGAGCGCGAATTCGTGCGGCGTTTGGGCGAGCGCTTGTACGGACAGGCAGGAGCCGATCATGGTTGAGCAGCGCGCCACCTGGAGCATCGAAGACGTCGCCGTGCGTTTCGAGGAAGCCGCCAGCACCGGACGGCGTCTGCCGCCGGTGCGCGTGCAGGGCTATTTCAACACCTGGCCGGCCATCGTGCGCAAGGAATGGGAAGTCTTCGCGGCTGGCGAGAAGGTCTACCGGCCGTTTCCGCCCAGCCCGCAAGACATCGACCGGATGCTGGAGACGATGCGCTGGGTGCAGTGGCTGGAGCTCGAGCAGCGCCATCTGGTGTGGATGCGCGCCAAGCGCTATGGCTGGCGCGACATCACGATCCGCTTCGCCTGCGACCGCACGACGGCTTGGCGCAGGTGGCAGCGCGCCTTGCAGACGGTCGCCGAGCAGCTCAACGGCGTTGCTGCCGCGTAGTGTTTTGGCGTGTTTTGGCGCGTATGGGCGCCCATGCGCGGGCATCAGAGGCCATGCGCGGTTTTACCCCCTGCAACAAAACACCTGATTTTGGGATAGTATTCGAGCTATCTTCCGGGCATTGGACGGATCGCCGCGAAGGCTTCGGGGTCAAGGGGCATTCCTCCTTGCCAATGTCCGTATAAGAGGGGTCCTTCCTGCCCAAAATCCCATGCGGGGGGCGCGAGCGCAACGCTTTTTTAGCGTCAGGGTGCGAACTTGGGTTCGCACGGTTCGCGGTTCGCACCTCATCGTCTACAACGCCGCTGTCCATTGGCGCAAGGCCGCCGCCGATTGCGTCAGCCCTTGTGCAGCCAACGTGCCCAAATATTCTTCGACGCTTTTGGGCGGATTTTGCAGCGATCGCCGATGAGCAGCAACGGCTT